GCCCCGCCAAGACCGAACAAGCCTTGCGTCATGGCGTTTTGCTGGCCCATGTTGGCGTTGTATAGACCTTGGTCGTATTGCCCTTGAGCCTGAGAAGCTCCTAAATAATTCGCCCCTCCACCGGGGGGTTGAAACTGCGGGTTCTGAACCTGCGCTCCGGTTCTCAACGCATTCAGGATGTTCAGCGGCTGGTTATACGTCGAAGACGCAAGCTGGTAGGTCTGCGGCATGGTCGATATGGCTCCAAGCCGCGCCTGCTGGTAGGCATCATTTCTCTGCTGCCCGAAGTTCCGCATCTCCTTGTCATAAGCTTCACCACCGGCAACCAATCCCTGGTTTGCGAGCTGCGTGCGTAGACCAGATTCGCGATCCTGCCACTGAGGATCAAGCCTTGAGGTCTGGGCCTGATAAGCCTGATCGGCTATTTGGGGAACCGACGACAAATCCATCGGCTGCCCGTATTGCTGCTGGACTCCAGGAATCTGCTGCTGGGTAACATCCCCCAACTCCCTGGACAGATTCATCTGCGTGTCCAGCGTCTGCTGGGCTTGGGGAGCCAACGAAATCGTTGACCTATAACCTGACGGACTGCTCTGGTCTCCCGAATAGACGAGATTCCCGTAAGGTGTGAACTGACTCGTCTTGTTGCTTAGAGCCGTCGCCTCGGCAGCGCCCTTATAGTCGGGGGCTGGAGGTGGACTAGGCGAGTCCTTGTGATACCTCGCCGCGTGTAGCGGGTCTACGCAGCCTTGGCGTAGTGCTTCGAGAAATCTTGAGAGATCCACTTGCAGCGATCCTTCCACATGACGTAAATGATCAAGTCGCCTGTGGGATGCGCGCCGCGAAGAGTGGTCTCCCGCTCGAATCCTAGGTGTTCATCAAACTGCCGTGCTTCTGAATTTCCTTCTCCTACCAATCCTGTCACCCTTCCAACCTTCGCCTGGTTGAAAGGATAGTCAAAACACACACGAAGATATTCCCTAGTGAGCCATCGCTTGGTTCCATCGGAGGCGACATGCATCAGCATGTTGACCCCGTTGAAATCACTGTAAGCGACGCCGGCAACCAAATGCCCTTTCTTCTCCCAGCCGATTCCAACCGCAGAACCGAAGTTGCCGAATTCGTTCGTTCGCCCCGCAACCCATTCCACTACCTGTTGCCCGGTGACGATCAAAGAAAAGCCCCTTCTTCATAGACAATCGTGGAATTGACCCACTGCAATTCAATTCCATTGATATCGGCGTTTATCGTGGGAGCGAAAGCATTTCCTACACCCCTCGCTCCATTCCAGGATTTTCTGAGGTCTATGGCAGGAGCCCACAGGGCAGAATCAAATTTTCCAGTATCCCACGTCCCATATAAGGAAGTTCGCGTCTCCAGCGAAGAGTCGTTTTCCGTGGTGTCGAAATCGACGTTGACCCCCCCGAAAACACTAGGCGAGCCGCTGGTATAGTACACCGTCTCAAACGCGGTAACTCTTTTTTCTATTCCTGCCTTGTTCAGGTAATTAAATGCCTGAATCCCCCTGACGCTGATATCCGTTCCAGCATCTGCGTTGGAATTCCAGGCCCTTCCTACCAGTTGATAACCCCCGAAATAGAGAATGTCGTTGAAGACTTCCCAACATCCAGCATTCCATCCACTGAACGGCCACCACGTTTTCTTGATGGTGTTCATCGCGTACTGGACTTGCCTATTCCTCTCGACTTCAGGGACGTTGAGAATCAATTGATTAGCGTTCGGATAAAACACCAGTTGCCAGCCGAAATTAGAGGCGTAGTTAAGAGCCGCCTCGCTGAACGTCGGTTTTATCTTGTCGGTCAACGCTACGGAATGATTTACCCGAGAGCTTTGCAAAGCAGCAGACATCGGGAGAACGCCGTCCCTGTTTATTACGAGGAGATCCCCGCCCCACTTGAGAAAGCATCGTCTTCCCAGAGGAGAGCCGATCTCCCAAATACCCACCAGGGCCCATGTAGTCGCTGAAGCAGGGTCTGTACCTCTGTAGACAATGACCTCCCCATTACTCGTAATCCAGACTGCAAGATCGTCAACCCCGTATCCTGCGTCTATGGTCCAGGTCCCCATCGCCATCAAGTAACCGCCCTTCCTGGCGACGCTGCGCAAATCCAAGGCTGAAGCTGCCCCGGCAATAGACTTGGTCGGCAGATACCAAGCCCTCAGACTGCCGTTCTCTACGAACCAAAGCCTTTCTTTGTGTGCGTTGACGTGAACGAGATTCGCACTAGTGACTCCGGTAATAGTCGGAGTTGCCCACGTAGTTCCGTCGTAAGACCGAACATCGTCCGCTCCATTTGCAGAGATAAGATAATTTCCCCCAGAGGTCGCGAAGTTGACGTACTGCCAACGGCCATTCGTCAACCCGGTTACATCTGTTGAACTACCGGCAGTTTCTATAACAAGCGTCCTGCCGTCCTCTGTAGTGACGTAATTGCCGTTCTCGTCAGTAAGATAACTATCCTGAGTAGTGACCCCGTAAATGGTCCCCGCTGAAGTTGCCGCAAATAATTTATTCGTCGTTGAACCCGAGTACGCCATCAGGGTTTCAACATAACCAATAATGCTGGAAGTCCATGGGGTGTAACCCTTGCGGGCATCTACCGAAGTCTTGCTCGACCAATAATTCTGCAAGACCGCAGCGTCCGTTTCTTCCATGTCTGCGAGACTGTCCCGCGTGTTTAGACCTCCATAGGGAGGCGGCAAAGTCTTTGCCTTTGCCCTGCCCTTCTGGGCTTTCTTCGACAGCTTTTCTCTCTGTTGTGCGAGGATCATCCGAAACCCGAATCTGGAAGATGTTCAGGACCGATCAGTACTTCAGGCACTCTGGGGGCCATGCTGAGAGTCGGAGAGCCTGCATCATTCGCCTTTGCGATATCCACTTGCGCCCTGTAGTCCCTATACACAGCCGTCGTATCGAAGTTTTTAGTCTCGAAATACTTCAGCTTGATCAAGGCCCTCATTACAGGATCAGGAAAGATGCAGGTATCGGTGTCTACGGTGTAAAGCTCCTTGCTCAACGCAGTCGCGCCGGTGGCTAAAATCCACCACTTGCTCTGATAGGTGTAGGAGAGATTTTCATCATCCCCAAGAGGAGGCCAGATCTGGAAAAACCCTTGCTGCTGCCAATGCCTGATCCTCGGGCCTCTCGCGATATATCCCGACCTGAACCATTCGGACTGCTGAGGCGTCAGGGGCCCAATAAGGGACCAATGAGCGTCTTTGTCCCAATGAGTTCTATCCACCATCCGGTCGAAGTCAGAGGGGACCGCAAACCTGACCTTGGAGAACGTCAGCGTCACACCCGACCCGGAAGCAGTCGCTTCCCGATTCATTACAACCGTATTCCCAGAGGGAGCGGCGTTGATGAACGTATCTTGTGGAATTCCAGTTCCCTCGACCATGAAGGTGGTACCGAGAGAAGCTATGGAAGACATGCTTGTAAGACTCGTGCTTCCCGAGGTCGTGGTCCCGGTGTAGGCGAAGTAGGTCGCCTCGAAGTTGTACTGAGTCCTCCCGTACTGCCAGTCGAATTCTCGATTCAGCTCCCCGCCTGCAGAATTGATCAGAGCTAAAGTCTGCGTCACGTCCTGATTCGTGTTCCCAACGACCGTAGAGGGAGATCCATACCCGACAACCCCCATGCCTTGCAGGGTCGTTTGGAACAGCGAGAGGAGCGTGGAATTAGCCAAGGGCTTCCCTGATCTTCTCCACGCCTAGCTTGTGGTGGGGCTTCTTGCCGAACTTTTCGACATACTGCGCAACCAACTTTGACTGGAGAAAAGCATCGCGAGGATGTGGACCGTCTTCCGGCACAGGGGCTTGACTCTCAGATACGCCCCCACTGTTGCGTTGCTCCGGGTTGGTTAACAATGACTCCAGTTTCGCAAGCCGTTCTTTCATATCGGCTAGCTCTTTGTCCTTCGCGGCCATCGCTTCCTTGACTTCCACCCCCATCCGGTTTCTAAGGGCTTGTCTCGCCTGCTCCCTAAGACCTAACCCCCCCATGCCCATTCTCTGAACTTGCTCGTCAGAAGCACCCGCAATCTGCTCCACGACGGAAAACCGCAGATACTTGAGCTCCCTGACCTGATCCGCCGTCAGAACATCCCACTCTTCGATCTTCCATCCCGGAATCCCGGTATCCTGGGAAATCATGCCTTCCTTCATCTGGAAGTACAGCCACTTGTTGGGCCATCTGGCTTTGTGGTCGTCCCTCACCGCAGTCTCGATGACGGAAGTCTTGTCTCCGGGTTTCTGAATCCGGACATAGGGCATCGCCGGCCCTTTCACTTTCTTTCCGGTCTCCATCGATTTATTCCAGTCTTCAGGTTCGTGCATGTAAAACTCCACGAACAGAAGATCATCCGGATTTACTGCTCCCACAAAGTCAGGGTTGTTCAGGTCAGACGCAAGCATTCACGACTCCTATAAGTTGGACCAAAGTGTTTTGGCCTTCCACTTCCACTCTCTTGCAAACTGCTTGGCTCTGGGTTCCAGATCAGTCCTGTAGCCCATAGCAATGGCTAAATGCGGAATCAGTCCATCCCCGTGAACGTGAAGCGTGACGCCCTGGTTAGTCATCATCGGGGCTAGAAACTTGAAATCCTCTGCCTGCTGCGCCATCCAGGGAGCGCATTCGAAAACCCGCTTGTTGCACAGGATCTGCATCCGCCTCTCGACGGTCGTGCTCTTGCGTATGTGGGTATCGCCGTTGTGAAAAGAGCTGTCCGCCCCGTATAGATGAATCTCTCTGTAGCCTATAGGAACGGACAGAATCATTGCCCTCGTAACTGCTGCGCTTCCGCCGATTACCATCGGCTCCATCTTCCCGCGCTTCTCCAACAGATCCTGAATATGCGTATCGCCGGCCGCGTGCCAGCAAACGATTCTCTGGCCCTTGAGAAGATCGAAAGACTCCGGAGGGCATCGCGACGCGAGCAGATACGTCACCTCGGGATGGGGAGTTACAAACTCCAGCATCAACGGGTCTGCGTCGAAGCACATCATGTACTTCGGAATCACATCTCTCTCTAAAAGAAACTGGCAGGCGGCGTTGCACGCCATGATGTCGCCTGGAAATTTCTTCAACTGCCGCCAATTCGCCTTTAGAGAAGGGCCGCTGCCGACTATGGCAACAGCCCCCGACTTGGTATCCATCAGATCGTTGAACGGGATGTAATCCAGTCCAAGCGCATGCTCGATATTCCGAGCAATGTCCTCGTCCGTATTTGCCAGAGCTGAATGGATCTTCAGCGGCAGCCAGACAGGATGATCTGATGGTTTCAAGCTTAGGCTTCCTGGTTGATGCTTCTCGGCCACGTCACCATGCCCGTGGCGACAGAAGCCGTCGCGGTGCTCGCCGAGGTGGTAATGTAGATGCCAAGAGCAGTCGCACCCAGATTGCCAGCCGGCTGGCTGATGACCCTGCCGGTGCTCGCAAAGGCAAGACCGACGTTACTGCCAGCAGTGCAAGTCCCGGTACAGAGGATGTACAGGTTCCTGCCCTTCTTGGCGATCCATCCGAACTGACTCTGAGAGACCGTGTTTTGCACGAACCCGATGGAGTAGCCATTCGAGTTGATTGCGCTGCCGGTCAACATGGCAGTCGTAAGGGCAAAAGCGGTCCCGGCAGTATTGACGAGAACAGCATAGCCCGTGGTGAAAGTTCCAGAGCAGCACACGTACTGATGCTGCTGCTCGTCGGTTGCTTCAAGCGTGGTGCCAAGGGCGAACAGAGCGGTCGAATCGTCCGCAGTCAGGCTCGCACCGAGGAGACTGGAGGTAACAGTTGCCATTTAATTTCTCCTTAAGCGATGAGCACGCCGCAGAACTGCGGGCCGCTGCTCGTCATGTTGCCGGCCCATCCGATGAGCTTCACGATGGCGTCTTGGTTCACTGATTGACGCTCACCGCCGATGGGAACGAAGTTTCTCTCCTTGTGCGGACGCCAGAAAATGTAGTCCGTATTCAGAGCCCACATATGAGCCGCTGTAGCGCCGCCCGTGGTCCCTGCCGTATTGACCGCATTGTTCACGCCGCCGCCCATCACGACAGTCGCTCCCATGCCGCCGCCGTAAAAAGCTAGCTCCGGACCGAAACCCGCACCGGCTTTTCCATCGCCCGAGGTCGTTTGAATCCTCTGAATGGCTTGCAACGAATTCACGTAGAACGCGAAGTACGTCGCATCCCCGATCCACAGATCCGGCTTGTTCGACCCCCTGACACATCTCAGAGCTAGGGTCGTCATGTACTGCTGGATGTTCGCGGCAGAAACAGCAGCCCCTCCATCCGTCACTCCACGGTAGTACTGCGATCTCCAGAAGTTGTAAGTCGTTCTGGAAATCCCGCCGTAAGTGCCGGTAGTCGGATCATCCGGGACCGCAAGCGCAAGACCGGTGACGTTCTTAGAGGCGTTGCCCGTACCGTCCTGGTAGAGGTCGTAATCCATCCGGTTCTGAAGCTGTGTTTCAGCAACCTTTACTCTCCCTTCCATGAGGTCGATGATCTGTTCCTTGCCGGCGTTCTGAAGCATCTCAAGACCCGACATCGAAACAGCACCCGCGTACTGCTTGATGGAAAACTCAGCCGAGCTGATCGGGCTGTTCGGGGCGATATTGATCACCTCGTAACCCGAGTAGCTGTTGGCGTTGATCGTGGCCGAGTCCGTATACATGACCTCTTCCATGATCACGTTTCCGCCGGAGAACGTTCTGACGTTCCCCTTTGCCTTCACCTTTCGGAGAAGGGCGTTGTTGTTCGTAACGTTGTCCGCCAGCTCGCCGGAACGATTCTGAATCGTGGTAGCGATGATGTCGGTGTACGAACTATTGGCAAAAGGCATGACTGCTCCTTAAGTTCGTGTTACACCCTGCCGCCTACATGCTGGTCGAATGCATCTTCCAGCGTGGCGCGCAGACCCTTTTTCGCTCCAGGTGAAGCTCCTGCCGGTGTTGACGACTTGGGGCTCACGCTGTTGCGACGCGCTCTTTCCGCCTCTTCCCTGGCTTTCTTCTGGCGTTCCGCTTCTTCTCTCTCGCGCTGCTGTTTCTGCAACGTGTCGAAGATTTCGGAATGCCTCGGATGCCGGATCGCGGCTTCGTAAGCGCTTGGGATGTCATCGGCCAGTCCGGACTCAAGGAGTTGAGCCATCGTTTCCCTGACAACCTCGTAATGCGGGTGCAGAGGTTTCCCGTCCGCACCCTTTGCCTCTGAAAACTCCCTCGCCTGCTGAATGGCGAGATGCTGCGCAAACTGCGATGCAACAAGCTTCTCAACGTCAGGCTGTGGAGCCGGTTGAGATTGATGCTGCTGATTCAGTAACTGCTGGTTGAAATAGATTTGCCCGTCCTGTCCCTGGACGAACAATTGCTGAACCGGTACTTGATAGTCCTGAGCAATGCGCAATAGCGTGGATAGCTTCTGCTCGGGAGAGCCGAAAGCTAATGACTTGTGGATCTCGGCGTACTTGGAGAACTGCTTTGCGGGGTCAATCCCCCACCGCTGAAAGTCTTGCTGGTAGGGAGCAACGGCATCCAGCAAAGGCTTTGCCCGCTCCCACTCCTGCTTATAGGTCGAAACGCCTTTGGCAAACTCCCCCTCCCGCTGGTGCAGATACTCCGCAAGGGATGGGTCGATCTTTTCCCAGTGATCCCAATATTCCTTCTTCCAGCTTGAAGGACGGGGAGGACGGGGTTTCGCCTCTACCGCAAGCGCAGCAGGCGCTTGGGGGGCCTCAGGCTCGCGTAGGGCCTTTCCAGGCAATAAACGGCCCTGCTCGTCACGAGCCCTGCCGGCCGTTCTACCGGGCTTCTCGGGTTCTTGCGCAGCCTCGGACTTTGGCTCTGCCCCTTCTACGGGGGCCGCAGGCGTTTCTGTGGCCTGCGGAGCCGATTCCTGAGGTTCTTTCGCTACTTCGTCGTACGCTGCGCTAAGTTGATCCCGAAGTGATTCGGACATTGCCCTCTCCAGTTAAAAGGAACCCCGCCCTCCATTCGGACGGGGCTTGCCCACGTCTCACGACGTTGGCTAAACTCATTACGCGCTCAGGAAACCCATCCAGCGCGTAGAGGTGAACTTCTTCACCTTGACCGCCGTATTGGGAGCCAGAGTAAAACCGCTATTCGAGGAAAGAGCGTTGACCCTCTCCCCCGAAGGCGGGTAAACCGTGATCGCGGAAGACGTGAGGTTGCAGACATCAACCTCGTCGTTGATCTCCGCAGACGGAAGAACGACCCCACCGGTCCCGGAAGTCACCGCATTAACGCTTCTCGTCAGAGCCGTCCCGGTTCCCTGAGTCGTACCAGCAGCGGCAACCGCTCCATTGGTCTGTCCCTGCATCGCCTTGGCGGACATCGAGGAAAATCCGCCCTTCATGATGTCTAGTGCAAGTGCCATTTACTTCTCCCGTGAGTTCCACTTCCAGTTGTCTATCGCCCGCTGGTGCATGGCTCTGAATTCCTTATCCGTGAGCGAGGCGATCTGGCTCCTGATAAGCTCCTTGCGCTTCTGTGGAGAAACGTCGGGAATGCCCTGGCAAGGCTTTGACAGGCTGGAATCGTTTCCGACCTCTTCATAGCCGTGATCCTTTAAATGCTCTCTGTGCTTAGACCGCGATGCGATTACCTCGCCCGTGATCATTGACCTATAGGGCTTGATGTCCGGCATCACGTGGGGAGCTACCCTTTCATCCGATACCTCTCCCATCTTCGTCCTGTATTCGTTCAGGGCTTTTCTGAGTTCGTCGCTCATGGAATTGGAAACCTCAAGTCTTGCGGGCCAGCGAATGGGCTTTGACCACGTAATATCCTCGCCATCGCGTGAGAGCTGGCTTTATCCACCGCACTTTGCGGCAGTTGTTCCAATCCACCACCACCAATCACAGCAGATATTTCTTCTGGAGCAAGTGTTGGCACAAGCAAAGGAAACTCAACATTGCGTCCGTTAAGATCGGACTCCATAGAAACCTCAGTAGCTATTTGTCCTGATGGTGTTGGGATTGGCCCGAAGAATCCCATTCCTTTAGGAGATACACCACTATGGCGCAGACCAAACGGTGCAACTCCTGGCTGTCCAGAGTTCTGCCGTAAACCACCACCTAAAGCCAAAGCGTATTCTTGTGGTGTAGGCATTTACGCGCTCAACACTCCAAACCATCTCGTAGCCGAAACCATCTTGAAAAGACACCCCGTATTCACAGCCAGCGTCACTGCCTGGTTCGTGGGCAAGGCATTGATCCTCTGACTTGAAGGCGGATAAATCTTCAATGGATTAGCTCCGGCGTTAAATACTGTCTGGGTGTCGCCTGCTGTAGCATTACTTGCAAGGACAACGCCTGCTCCAGCGCCAACTGTTGTAACCTCATTGTCTGCATTAACGAGTTCAGCCGCGTCACCTTGCGATGAACCAGCAGCGCTAATCGACGTGCCCGCGTCCTGGCAGATTGCCTGTACCGCAAGCCCATGAAGTCCAGCTCCGAAGACCTTGTAGCCCAGCATTTCACTGCGGCCTCTTGGGTGTTTTCATTTGTTGCATCTTCATCTGATGCTGTCTCTGCATCATCTGGTCCTTCATCCCCATAGTGGCCTTCTGATGTTGCTGCTCCATTGCCATTCCCTGCTGCTCCATCTGCATATGCTGCTGCTGCATCTGAGCGTCGTTCATCATCTCCTGCTGCTGCATCTGGCCTTCCATCTGCTGCCTATGAGAATCCATCTCCATCTCTCGTTGCATATGCTGCTCTTTCATGCCCATCTCTTTTTCTTTGAGCTGCATTTCCTTCTCTTTCACCGCGATCTTGATCTGCCCCTCCTTCTCCGCAGTCTCAGCCTTTACTTGCTCGGGAGACTTCTGCGGTTGCGTAGCCTGCTGCTTCAACTGATCCAAAGCCTGATCGAACGTCCCCTCTATAGCTTTCCCTACCTTGAAGGCTTGAATGCCGAACTTTCCTATCTCCACGACAAGAGGAATCAGAGCCGGTGCTACAGCTCCAACTTCAGCAGCCTGCTTGAGATACGCCCCAAAAGCAGTGAGCATTTCCATTCTGTCCTGCTTCTCCTGCGCCTCGTCCATCTCGACAAGAGAATCCACAGAGACTTCGATCCGGAAAGACCTCAAAGGATTCGGAGCCTCAGCTTCGGGATCTTGAATCCTGTCCTTTCCAATCAATAACTCCATCGCAGGCCCCAAAGGCTGGGGTTGCCCGTCAGGCCCTGGAATGGGTTGAGGCGGTGTTTGTTGCCCGGTCATCGGATCAACACCTGGCTCGCTCATCAGGAAAACATGGGGTTTATCCTCATCCGATAACTGATCCACCGCAGCTATGGAAGCTATGGTCTTCGGAGAGAACTTCGTGCAAATGATCTGCGCCTTCAACTGCAATACGTTCGTTGCGTATTGAGCTACCGCTTTTTGCATGTCCGAGAGTCTTAAAGTAGCCCCCTTGCCTTTCATCTGGGTCTGACCGAGCTTCTCTTTCGGGTCTACTTCCCCCCTCATCACATCAATAACTCCGGATAGCTCGTCAACCTCGGACTTTTTCTGCTGGAAAGCCTCTACTGACATCTTCAAAGCGTCTGCGATCATCTTCAGGTCAAGAATATCGATCTGGCCCTTCAAACCCTGCTTCTCGGCAAATGCCGCCCAGTTCTTCACCGGCATCAAGATGCCGTTCTCTCCTTCGGTGAAAAGCCTTGAGAGAGACGCATCCGCCGAAGCGTCATAGACGCCCTTGACTTGCAGCATTTTGATCAAACCTGAAATCCGATCTGCTAACGTATCAAGATCATTCGCCTGGTCCTGGTACAAGGTGAAATCAGGAACCGGAATCAAAGACTCGTTGGTGATCGTCGCGTACAAAGGTTGTGGACACGGGAAGAAATCTTTAAGCCCGAGAGGGTCTTCGCGCTCATCCAAAAGGCTTTTATAGCTCTTGGAGAGCCAGACAAAAGATCCCGTCTCTTTGTCGGCCAATTCATAGATCAAAGCCTGCTTCTTGATCGGAACCTGGTTATCCCGGTTCGCTCTCTTCAAATCCTCAGGAGTCGCATCGTAGGGAAGGACTTTTGCAATCTTCTTCCCGAACCGCTCCACGACTGCGTTCTCGTTCATATAGACCTTGCGCCATACGAGAGTCACTTCCTCCCAAGTTCTAGCTACCGAATGACCAAAGTCCTTCCAGTGGACATAGTCCGTAGGAGCACATTCATAATCCAGTTCTTGGCTGTCCTCTACGTCTTCGGTGACTTGTGAAGACTTCTTGAACTTCGGCTCATACCTCGCCCAGCTCGTCCCCCTGCCTCCCAGAAACCTGTCCTGTACCGACTGCTTCATCGTCATCCGATAATCGTTGTAATGCTGGACCTCGAATTCCAAAGCCCTTTCCAGAATCAACGCAGCTACACGTCCTACGGGGTCGTTGTCCCTGAACCTTCTTGAGACATCGGGTTGGGGAAGTCTCGAAAAACAAGCGGGGCTCAAAGTCTGGACGTTCGACCATAAAACATTGAACCTGGAAGTCCTTGCATTCGCGTCTCGTTTTTCGTCCCGGTATCTCTTCAAAATCTTATCGACGCGGGTCTCCCACGGCTTGAACTCACGCTCATACGCGGAGATCGCATCCAGGTAAGTCTGAAGCCTGTTTACGTCCATTACCCCGCCGGATTCCAGTAGATCGTCAGATCCACGTCCTCATTCGTCACGCAATATGTAATCCCGCTCGCACATTGAGCCGGCAAAGAATAAAAAGTATTCGACACCATGCTCATGGTCCCGACAATCGGTGTTCCGGTCGCGGAGCCTTGCCACAACTGCACCAGTTGACCCGTCAGCACCGTAGCAACGGAAATCCCGATCAACGAGGAATTCCCAGAAGTCAGAACCCTCACCCCGGTCGAAGTAACCCTGGTCGGTGTACCGACCTCCCTTACGTAGTTCGCCATGCCCTATCTCCTAAGCAACACCGACAAGTAATCAGGTAGAGCTAAAGTGTCCGCAAGCCTCTCAGACGTAGGACGCCAGCGCCCGAAAGCCGCGTCCCATACCGCAGCCTTGACTACCGTCATCCCGGCCTGACGCACAATCTCATTCACCTCACGCATCGCATAAATACGATGGCACGTGCCGAATCGCTCCGTTATCTCTATGCTCGCTACCGGAAGCGACAGAACAGCCAAGCCTCCAGGTTTTAAAACTCTCCTGATCTCCCTCATCATCCGATAGTCCCCATCCTCGGATTCACCATCCCCGTAACGCCCAAGACCTACGTGGCAAATCACACAAGAGCTGGACACCGCATCGAAGGACTCATCATCAAACGGCAGATCGCTTGCATCCCCGAACACCCACCTCAACCTATCAGTCGGGGGTTTACGTACGTCTACGTAGGTAACACTCCAACCCTCATCCTGTAATTCGAAGGCTTCAAATAGCGGCGACCCGACAACCAGGCATCTACCATTACCTTTCAACTCACCCACCGCAAAATCAGCAGAACCGTTGTACCAATGCTGCCAATGCGGAATCTCCAGAGGCACCAGCACACCATCGATCAACTGCTCAATCCGGGGTTTATGAGTCTTCCCGTAATCACGCTCGGCAAACCACTGCTCATCCACCGTCCGGTTGTGCTTGGAGATAAGCGAGACATTTTCCCTTCTCACTAAATACGCTCCCCGCGACTGACTAACCTGTCATGCTCTTTCCAAGCCTGATCTAAAGTCTGCTTCTCGGGCTCCCTGTACTTGGTCCAGTCAACCTTAGGCTTCTCCACTACAACTACCCGCTCCTTCATGACCTTCGCACCCTCGCAAAACGCATCCGCCCCATCAGCCGCCCAGTCATCAACAGGATTCTTCCCGTAAGCCTTCCTCTCCTCGTCATACTCATAAGCCCACGACCTCAGAGCCGCGAGACCTTGCGCACACTTCGTCTTGTTGAAATGACAATGCCTCATGACTACCTGACCAGCATTGATGCTGTGGCTCTTCAGGTTCGACCGAGGAACGATCTCTACCCGTGAAGCCCCAAACCCCTCGATGAACTGCTCAATGGCCGAATGCTGGGCAGAGAAGGTCTTCGCCCGAGCATCATGCGGTAACCAAATCTTCCCCAGCCTCCTCTTCCCGATCCGCTCCTTCAGCCTCTCGATCCACTCCGGAGCGTTAAGCCCCGCTTCCTCGTCATAATCGACCAATCCAAACCCATCAACCCTCGGCTGCCAGAACCAGAACGCCGAGGTATGACGCCTTCCAAGGTCAGCACTGATCTCCAACGCAGCCCCGTCCCAGTCGTACTCGACCCCATCGTTGATCCGCCCAGCCTTCTCGGCCTGCTCGACATACCGACCCAAGATCGAGCCGACATTCGCGGCCGACCAATCGCAGTAGTACTCCTGCCTGAACAACTCATCAGGCATGGACCGACGCTCTTCAGCTAACAGCTCATCACTGAGGATCTTGGTGTCGTCAACGGTCAGAAGCGAGGTGAACCAGGCCGGCGTGTCCTTAGCCTGCTGCCACACGTCGTAAGCGTGGTTAAAGCCCCTGGGAGTCGTTATGATCAGCTCAGAGCCGTCATTCATCGCCAGAGCGGGTCTCAGGAAGTTCCGCGCCTGCGGCGTCATCAGGGCGAACTCCGAGTACGTGATGTGGGTCGGAAAAGCTCCGACTAACGTGTCGTAGTTGTCCGCCCCCACCGGCTGCCAGATCGACCCATTCACAAGTTCAAGCTTCATCTCGTGATCCAGCCGCCTCTTGACAATAGCCTCAGGAAAGTTCACGTCGATTAACCGCTTGCCGTCAGGAGTGATCGCGTCCCAAATGACCTTCCGCGCGTCCTCGTACTTTGGGAGAGCGTGCCAGTAGAGCCCGACCCTCCTACAAGCAAGCTCCGACTCGATGAACGTTGCAGTCCTGTCCTTCCCAGCCTTCCGGTGCCAGACGCAGTAGGCCCGCTTGCCCCCACCTCGATAGAAATCCACCACCTGACGTTGATAGGGCCTTGCCGGGAACTTGATCCGAATCTCATTCAAATCAATGCCCTAGAGATTTAACATAATGAAGCTTGGACATCCCGCGCTGCACCAATCTCGGGCAATCAATGGCCTGGGCCGCATATCTAACCCACATTCTCAGCCTACGCCGCTTTTATTGCGCTGCATCACGGACATCACGCAGCCTCGTGGACGATCTTCAGCTCGCCCTCATGCTGCACGTCGTGCTTATCCCGCCACTGCGCGGACTTGCGGTTCTTCAGCCAGAAAATGGCTGCCGTGGTGTCTGGCGGAACATGCTCGCGATACGGCGCATTGATAATCGTGCCCTGATGATTGAAGATTTTCAGGGCATCAAAGGTGTACCCGACGGCGCGGTGGAATAGGCTGCGCTCGACCTTCCCATCGGCCTCAGCCTTGCCCATCTTTAGGGCGTGCAAAAACTCTGGGTGCTGCGCTTGCCAATTAGCGATAGTCCGGATAGAAACATCAAAGAAATCAGCTAGATCGGCGTCTGTAGCGCCGAGTTTGCAGAGTTTCGCAGCCTGCTTCACGAATTCCGGCTTAAACGCAGTTGGCCTAGCCATAGCTATTCTCAAGCCGAATAGCGACCATGAGAATTCCGATGATCCCAAACGCCGTAGAGGCGGCGACGGTCTGCCAGCCATAGGCAATAGCTAATAGGGTTGTGAGAGCGGCGAAGAGGAGGACGACGAAAAGGTATTCGTGGTATCTCATGTACACACCCACTTGCCGTTTTCCTCCTTGGCCTCTCCCAGCACCGCTAGGACGAGGATGTTGCCTGGAGCTACCCAGCCTGTAGCCTCGTCACCATCAGTCTCTCCGAGGCGGATAAGACCGTCTGTGGATCTCCTGCCTGTTTCCTTGACCTTGTCCCTGCGTAGAGTGACCTGGTGCACTACACCAGCAGGTTGAGTCCTGAGCTGCACGATGCAGACATAGTCTTTATCGAGCGCTGCCAAGGAAAGCGGACCGACCCTCACGTCAGGAGCCCCAGCGAGGAAGGAGGTGTCGGGCTGCTCTGCGGGGGCCAGTCCACCAACCCACACTACATCAGGATTTACAAGAAAAACAGGAAGTTATCTTCTACGTAGACTTCTTCACTCTGGCCTTCTGGTGCATCTCAACCAAGCGAACCGCCCTGAGACCCAGAGGTCTTTGACCAGATTTCCAATTGCTCACTTGCCGATCGCTGACTCCTAAGGTTTCGGCAATACGCTCAAGACCTATACCAATGTTCTGCAGTTCCTGGATCAGCCGCGCCCAGTATTCTTGTTCTTCTGTCACAGCGCCTTCCTGATCTCCCCGAAAGTAAGCTTCCCGTAATGCAGGACGCTCGCCATGGCCACCGCATCAGCCTTTCCCTCCCCGAGTACCTCCCTGATGTGCTCGACGCAGCCAGCGCCTCCACAAGCCGTTACAGGCACCGAAACATGAGGGGCTATCGCTTTGACAAGCTCGACATCGAAGCCTTTCCGCGTCCCCTCCTGGTCAATGGACGTAAGGAGGATTTCCCCCGCCCCAAGCTCAACCGCTTCATGCGCCCATTCGACTGCATCCTTGCCCGTTTTTTCCCGGCCGTTATCGGTGAATGCTTCCCAGCCCACCTCCAGCCGCCTTTTGGCTTCGATTGATACAACAATGCATTGCGACCCGTAATAGTCCGCGCATTCCTTGATAAGACCTGGATTACGGATAGCGGCGGTGTTGATTGCAACCTTGTCTGCACCAGACTCCAGTAGTCTTCGTACATCTGCTCGCGATTTGATACCCCCGCCCACAGTAACGGGAATAAATACGTCCTCTGTTGTTTCTGCGAGTAAGGACCGGAGCTGATTTCTACCGTATAGCGTTGCAACGGTATCGATGTAGAGAAGTTCATCCGCACCTCCCTCTGCATACTTCCGTGCGAGGTCTGAAGGCTTCCCGACAACCCTGAGTCCCTCGAAATTGATTCCCTTGACGACGTTAGGCCCCTTGATATCCAAACGGGCGATTAGCCTAAGAAGGGACACGCCACGCCTTTCTCAACCCTTCCTCGCACGCCAATACTCTCTTTTCAGGGCTCCCCAAGGCGTACTCGACTTCCATAATTCCTAGCCTCATCGCCTTGAACTCCCTCGGCTCGATAGAGGCTTTGTGGTCCGGCCCTCGCTGCCTTCTATCAAGCGTCAGGTGCTTTTCAATGACCGTCGCCCCCCTCGCTACCGCCGCTATGGGAACCGTGATCCCAGATGTGTGATCCGACAACCCAACCGGATATCCGAACTTTCGCAGCGTATCCATGGCTCTGAGATTCACGTCCTCTAATCTGCATGGATAAGACGATGTGCAATGAAGCAGTGTGACGTTCGCCGCCAAGGTATCCAAAGCTCGTTCAATATCCTTTAAATCGCTCATCCCTGTAGATAGAATGACCGGAAGACCTGTTTGATAAGCCCCATAGAGAAGATCGAAGTTCCCCAAGCAACCTGACGCAATCTTGATCCTTTGGACCTTGAGCTTTACCAGGAATTCCAAAGACTCGACATCGAACGGCGTGCACATGAATTCGATGCCGATGGCCTTGCAATACGCCGCTATGTCAATCATCTGGATTTGAGATAGCTCCAGATGCTTAATCCTGTCGTCTTTCCAAAGCTTCCGACTGCTGAACAATTGAAACTTACAGGCATCTGCGCCGGCATCCTTTGCAGCGTCGGCAAGCTTTAGAGCGGTGCCGAACTCCCCGTTATGGCAAACCCCGGCTTCAGCAATCAGAAAGGTTCTAGACATTTGTGTACTTCAGGATTGTGGCGATTCGTTGACTGGCGTTCCCATCTCCCCATGGGATTGTTCTTCCCTTCTGTCTCTTGCCGATCATGCGCGTTTTGATCCCAAGCTCTGGAGCTTCGTAGAGCATGGCTGAAGAGTTACCAATGAACTCTTCGCAGTTCGCCATGACGCTTAGAAATTGCGCGTGGCTGAACTCCAAAGTACCAGGGATGCGCTCGCTTCCCCGGTCTGGATTCGGCTTGATCCAGATAGCACTGCGCCCCGCAATCGCTTCCTCTACTGCCTTGAGGTCTACGGTGTCGTCTATCGTCTCCGGGTAATACGCCACCAAGACGTAAGGCTTCTGGATGCATGGAGTCATCTTCCGCCACGGCCCATGTCTTATGTAGTCCACGCCAGGATTACCGACAAGATGGACGTTCTTCATCCCCATATGAGTAAGGCGGGCCATTGCAGATGTTGAAGTGACGAAGTGAAGAGACGCCATCCTAGAAATACAGTCCCTCATGGCGTCGTCGTAGGAGCCCTCGGTTACATCCCCTCCCGCTATATGAGCAATTGGCACTCGCGCCAAATGACAAGCTGTAGCCGCAGCAAGGATTTCGTACCTATCCCCAAGCATCAAAACGACATCAGGACGGCCTTCCGCAATCTGGCTCTTGGTCCATAGAAACGCATCATCGAATCTGCACCCCTTCAGACTCAGCCGATTTACCGAGAAGAACGGATCTTCGGACAGGACTTTGGACGGCCACTCCAACAGCCCTTCATCCGCTCTAGACCCAATGACGATGCAGACTTTCATTTCAGAAAATCAGCCTCTTCGTTGATATCCAAACTCCTCTCTTCGGGCATGACGTACTTCATCAATCCGGCATGGCTGAAGTCGTGCTTTGCGATCCACTCTGCTTTAGCAACATAGACCGCTCCGTTTGTCCTCCATGTCCCATTGCTGTATGAGATACAACCGTCCCCCATCTGGGCCCGCTCGATACAGGCGTCGATATCCTCTGCTGTGCGCAGCGGGCTGGTAGGCTGGAGCAGGACTACCCAATCGTGCGGAGCCTGCTCCAAGTGGTAGCGCAGCACGTCTTCACTGGCTGCGTCGTCTGTGCATAGCTCCGGTGGGCGGTCTTGGTCAAGAGACACCTTTACATTGTCGATATACTTAGATGCAGCGGCATGCTCTACGCTCCACATGACCAGCGGCTTTCCTCGGTAGTCGCGGAAGTTCTTCCAAGGCACGCGCTTGGAGCCTGAGCGCGCAGGAATCACTGCCAATACTGTTTTACCGTTGATCATATTGCTCTAGGAACTTCGCTCCGATCCGCATCCTGATCTCCCCATGCAGGGGCTTGGCGTTGTAGGCACTCATCGAACGCGGGAATAGCTTCCAGAATTCGCGCTGCCTTATATACTCCCAATCGTCGTAGAACGGATATCCGCCACAACGTACTTCCATCTCCCCAACTACGTCCCTGATCTCCTCGGGCGTGTTATCGACCAGCGTTATCCCGGCCTCTGTGAATTTCTCGCTCGACATGAACTGCCCCGCCCCGCTCTCGTAGATTTCCTTCAGCGACATTCTTTTTCCATCTTTGTAGTGGTGCTTCCAGATCGCCAGAGAGCGTTTGTTGAAGGTCGATAGGTATTCAATCGGAACGTAGTTCACGTAGCAGACAGGTCTGCGAAAGATCACTGGAATTGCATCTATCCCCGTCCCGTTCGATATCGCGAACTCGCACTTGGCTCCCAAGTACACATCCATGAACTCGGAGCGCATGCCGTTGGTGGCGTAGTCAATGATCCACCTTGACTCTGCTCGCTTGGCAACCTTCGCGCCCATCCTGAAGACGTAATAACCGCGCTTGACAAGCTCCTCGGCCACAAGCGGGTAAGTGTCAATGTCCGAGTCTCGGTAGCCGTGATAAGTAAGATCAGGCAGGTAAGCAGAATCCCGCACGATGAGACATACCCACTTCGCATTTTCTGGAATGCCCCACTCTGCCAACGTCTTGCGGCCTAATCTTTCCTCGGCCTCGGTAAACTCTAGATGAGGCCCCTGCTTTTCAAAGAGGTTGTGAATGTCGCGGTCCAACTGTTCCGAATTACATACATGCTTCTCCCATCCGCGAAACATGCGATTGACGAGAATGAGGAGCCTTGTAAATCTCGTGGGGTCTACCAAGATTTCTCGCCCGATCATCTTCGCCAGTTGCTTGTTCGATACCTTGTTTCTGTGCGTCCAGATGTCGAAGGACTTGGGATGTAAGCCCGCGTCCTTCTCGCAGAGATAGCATTCTGTATTGCCTGCCAGGTGGCCTATGCGCTCGCTCCAGAATTCTCCGAAGCGGATAAGAACACCGCAGCGAGCGAGCAGGCGGACTGAACCGACGATCAGCAACGCAAGTGGAATGAGGAGGAGACGGACGAACTTCAATGGGACGGGCCTTTACTCTCCCACATCGCAATAAGACGCTCCTGATTGCTCTCTATCCGATCCATTTGCGTCTGAAGGTCTTTCATCACGTCTATGGCCCCAACGGTGGCCACGAATCTCGTCTTTTCACCAATCGCTTTAAGCCTCTCTTGCTTTTGGGAAATTTCTACACTCACCCTTTCCTTTGCGGCTAATACCTCAGGCTCATTCAGCAACATTCTCGGCACGCCCCTAGCTCCAATGGGACCATCGTGAACTGTAATTCCAAGTCTTTCAAAATTTCCCCTACCAATTCCACGAGGATTTAGACCAAGAATATTCGCGGCTTCTTTCGCATCTATGAACTTCATCTTCATTGCATTCTCTCCAAAGTAGTTTGGATTACAATTAAGACACCACGCACTTCAACTTGTCGCCATCCCACACTTCCGGTGACTTCCAACTCTCAATGATCAGCAGCGCCTGCGCTTCTGTAATGCCCATGTAGGCGCAGGCTTCGGAGAAATACTTCTTCGGAAACTCGTCGTCGAAGCGGTGAACTAGCGCTACGCCTTCCTCGCGCGTGATCTTGCCGTCGCGGATTTCGTGCGCCGTGTCACTCGTACAACGCCCGATGCCAAACTTGATATATGCCAAGTAGTAATGCAAACCGTCGAGTCTGTCGTCGAGACTTGCATACTTGGAATACGTGCCCTCAGTTCGCTCTGGATTAGGGCTAAATCCTGTATGCTCGGAGCAGTAGTAGAAATTCTCCTGCGGGTCCCACTTTTTGTAGTAGCTGAAGAAGTGGATTTCCCCTTCGAAGCTTTGCGGCCCCCGGAATGGCTCAAGGTCTTTTTGGCTGATGCCATGCTCTCTCCAGAACTCCGGCGGCTTACCGGAAAAGTAATGAGCGTCGTGGTCCTCAATCTTTCGCATTGCTCGCGGGTCTTTCACCGCTCCACCGTATTCAGCTTCTCCATCCTCCCCGTACATGATCAGAGGAACGCGATACCTGACCGCCATCTGTAAGGGGAAATTCGTTTGCCCATAGATGAATGGTTGAAACGGATCGCCCATGTGCTCAAAGGCCAAGCGCGTGAGCTTGCTGGTAGTAACACCGTTCGGCCTGCCCTGGATCACGTCGAAACCTGAAGCGACAAAGGCATCGAGGTTCTTCCGTCCTATCTCAGTAGGCAGAAGCGGAGCCCACGTCACACAAAGCGGCGTCATGCCGTACTTGGTCTTCAGTTGATGAGCGACAAACCCGCCGTCCTTCCCGCCGCTACAGGGAACAATGACATCGAATTCGCCATTACCCTTACGGTGCTTATCGCAGAGTGCGATCAACTCGCGCTCCCTTGCGGCCCAATCCGTATAAGCCTTGCGCTCTGCGAATCGGCAGGCAGAGCAAACGCCCTCGTCATCGAATGTAATTCTCGGCCGCATGGAGCTGATCGTGCATCTGGTGCAGAAGCGGATCACTTGCGGTACTCCGATGCGTACTCAATAAGCAACGTGCTTGCCTCACGGTTGAGAGCGTCTCTATATGCCGGCATGATCGATTCAACGTGAGTCAACGGCTGAACGTGGACCGTGCGCAGCATCTTCGCAAAAGCTTCTGTGTGATCCTGGCAATGCTGCGGCCCTGGATTCAGGGGCTCTGTACTTCCTACCGCCGTCCTGATGATCACCTTCGGTCTATAGCTAGACATCAGCGGAAGCTTGTCCAAGTGATTGACTAGTTGGTTGGCGGCTAGGAGAAGAAAGTCGAAGCGCGGATACACGCTCACGACTAACTGACCTGTCAGAGCAAGGCCAGTAGAAAAGCCCATCTGGAAGTCCTCAGCGACAGGCATTTCTATACGCTGCTCCATCGGCACACCGGAGAACGAGGGATGCATCGCCTGCCCGTCGTAGCGGATGGATTGCCCGAGGAACAACGCCCCCTGCTTGGCAAGGAACGTCATGGCGTTGGTTAGTTCTAGAAAGTAATCCACTTGCCTATCCCGCAATGCGGGTGAGTGCGCTCGTATGCGTAGCGCAGAACCTTCGGCGGCGTGAATGGCTCCTGCTCCAACCCCCAAGCCTCTTGCGTAGGTGTATTCGTAGAGCACCCGTTATCCTCAATCACAAACTCTATCGGTAAATTGTGACCCTCTGCATACTCGTATGCCTCGCAATAAGACCCTGTGCAAGCCGCCATATCTCCTACAAAGCACCAGACGCGATCACTCGTCCCCTTCAACCCCGCCGCTACGCCGCAGGCAATCGATGAGATCCCGCCAACAATTGCGCTGGTAAGGAACCGATGCTCCGGAAAGTTCACGTTCATGCTAGGCCCGGTGAGAATGTGGGCCTTGAGTTTTGCCGGAGGCACGCCGTGCAAGAGCGCGTGATAATGCGAGCGCCAAGTCGAAAAGACCCAATCCGTTCTCTTGATGTCCTTGAAGATTTCTATCAACTGCTCCTCATTCCCACCGGATAGATGCACCGGCCCATGTATCTCTCCGCGCTCGAAACACTTCGCAATGTCCTCCTCAAAAGCGATCAATTCTTCAGCCGTCACGCAACGCCCTCATCAAGTCGTGTCCAAGCTTTACCTGCGCCTCTTCAGATGCCTGCATGTTCATCGTTTTTAGATAATCGGTAATCAACACGCACTCCATGCCGATAAGCTTCGCTGCCGCTATGGCGTTGAGAATGTTCTTCGATGTCCCGCTACCGGACAGAGCGATCAACAAATCCCCAGGCTCTCCATGAACCGCGAGCCAGTCGGCAAAGACCAATTCGTAATCCCGGTCGTTCGCTATCCTGGTTAACGAGGAAGGATTCAGCGTGTGCGCCCTGACCCCTACACTCTCCAAGTCGTTCTGGATGTGCATTGCGTTGGCGAAACTTCCGCCATTGCCCACGAGGTAGACCCGTTTTGCTTTTCTAATAGCTTCAACGATTGAGATAGTCGAGTAGCTCATTTTTGGTTATTGGCTTTCTATGCCCAACGGTCTGCGCCTTCAGGGCTCCTGCCGCATTTCCAATGCGCATAAGATCGGCTAGTGAAGCTTCCTCGGCCATGCAGGCCGTCACCGCGAAGAACGCATCCCCAGCCCCCATCGTATCGACCACCCGATCTGTAAACGCCGGAACCTTGACAAATCCCTCTTTCTCCGACCAGCCGATAGACCCATCCCTCCCGAGCGTCACAACGACCATTCCGGCAATCCTTGCCAAGCTGTCCAAAGACAGCCGGATATCACCATCCCTGTTCTGGGTCGCCAGCCGCGCCTCGGGCTCGTCCACGCACAGGTAATCGGCATTGGGGTATTTGGTCGCTAGGTTGAAACCGTAATTGCCGGAATTGGTCTGCACGTTCACCGCCAAGAACTTGGACTCCCTGCAAAGCTTCTCCACCACCGCAGGGGTCATCATCCCGTGGCCATAATCAGTGACGATCACCGCATCGTAGCTTTCAAGAGCAGGCCACATCATCAGCGCATGATCGACATTACCCCCGTAGACCTCGAATAGCTTTCTGTGATGCGACGCCTCAAGGTATCGCTCTTTACGAACCTCACACGTCGAGAAGATGTGAACGCCGGCAACGAAATCGCGCGCGTGAGCAGCAGCCGCAACAACCCCACCCTCGAATACCTCGGTGTCCTGGTGCTCAATACAGACAATGGCTTCCTTTAGCGGCCTCCCCAAAAGCTTCCCGTAGTGGTACACATCCTGAATGCGCTCCCCAACGAACAACACCCGCTTGTTAGAATCAGGCAGCAAGACGCATCACCCTCAATATCGCGTCGGTCGCGCTTAACTTTGCGGACGTGGTGAACCTCAGTTCCGCGCCGACCTCCCGGCATGCTCTTTCCACTTCCTCTGTCCACCTGTCCCCGTTTGCGTAGTCTCTGCCCTTAACGAAGATCGCCGGCCGCACCAGCCTGATAGCCTCCATCGCAGAGGCTACGGGTACGATCTCATCCACGCACTCCAGCTCTATGAGCAAATCGTGCCGGTCCCACCACTTATAGATGGGTCTACCGGGTCCCTTGTTCACATGCTCATCCAGGGTAAGAGACACAACGAGCTTGTCGCCCATAGCCCTCGCTTCTTTGAGATGCCTAACGTGCCCGACGTGGAGCAGATCGAAGCAGCCGTTGGCCAAGACTACTTTCACAGGAACCCCAAATGCGGCGGCGGTGGAGTCGTCGGCAAAGCCTTGCCGGCATGAACGTAATCGAAGAGAACCTTGTTGGTGTTCGTCTGTAGACAGTTCGGGCCGCAGCGAGATCTTGGATCAAATTCATCGGATGCGAGGTAGCGAATGACCTCCCAATACCTGTCGCTCTGCCAAATATCCTTGAATCGTTGCTCGCAGATGTTCCCGATGTGGAAAGCCTTATAGCGCTCGTTGAAGAGAAACCCGCAGGGAGCTATCAATCCGTTCCCCGACATCTGCAATATGAAGGGAGGGCCGTAACACTTGGAATACTCCCGCTTTCCGTCATTGGATATCCGGCTCCACTTCACCACTACCCGGAATTCGTCATCCCCCATTTCTTCTATCGTGCGGAATGTTTCGTGCAGCTTCTCGTATTTCGTGTAATCGATCCCGAGCTGCCCATCCACATCATCGGCGCAGTGCTTCACGATTGCGTAATCAGGCCGCAGCTTGGATGCTAGTTCTGCGAACGGGATTAGCTCAGGCTCGTACTTCGGCTCGCACACAAGCTGCATGTTGATCGTGACTCCGAGTTTGTCGCGGCGCTTGATCTCCATTGCGTCCTTGATGTTCTGCACCACCACATCGAACCACTCCGGTTTCACGCCCATGATGCGGGAATAGCCTTCCCTAGTCCCACCGGAGAAGTTGAACCGCAGGTAGGACAGATGCGGCAGGATGCGCTCCAGCATCTGGCGCTTCAGAACCTTGCCGTTGGTCCCGATGCCGATTTGCAGTCCTACTTTAGCCCCGTGCTCGATGGACTCGGCGTAGAACGGAACGATGCTCGATTCCCCGTCGCTGATAAGCGAAACGCCCTTTACCCCGATCTCGGCTGCATCAGAGAGGAACTGAAGCGCGATCTCTCGGGTAATTTCTTGACCCTGGCTCGCCTGCATCTGGGCGTAGCAGAACTCGCAGGCGTAATTACATTTGCGCGTCCAAGCCACGTCCATGGTGATGGGCGCAATCTTCTCTCCCCTTTGCCATGCGGCGATGCGCTCCGGGTACCAGCCAACCTTTGTTGAATCCAATTGGTAATCGTAGATGCTTGGCTTTTCTACGATGTGATCGACAAGTTCCGGTAATGAGCTGCTCATAGACGATCCCTTTCGGCTGGAGTCATTTTGATTCTGAGTTTTGAGTCGTCGGCCATGCGATCTTTAAAAACCCGACAGTCCAGCCCTGTAAGGGCGCGTAGGTGCTTCTCGAAATCGAGCAAAGCCTTGCCTTGGGCTTCGTTCGACACGCCTTCATCGAACTTGACAATGACCTTGATCATTTGAAAGCCGGATGCTTGGAAAGATCCGGGTAGTCCTCTGAGCCGCCGATGTCGGCATTGACCTTCGGCAGATGGTAGAGCCGCAGGAGCAGCGTGGCGGCCACAGATGGAATCATCAGGCAGTGGTGCCCGATGAGATCGAAGGTATCGTCGGCAGGATCAACGCCCTCGGTGCGACCGTCGAAGCGCATCCTGTGGAACCACGCATCTGCCTCGGGGTTGTCGTGAAGTATTGCTCCACCTTGCTCCGCACCGAGAATCTTGCGGGCCGCGAAACTCACGCACTGGAACCGGCCGGCGCGATACATGCCGGAAGTCAAGCGGCAGGCTGAGTCCCAAATAGGATAAGGGGCGAGCATGTATTCCCCTTTCCATTCTTCATCTGCAAATTGCACCCAGCCGCCTGCATTAAGGATGGCGCATGGGACCGAAACATAAGTGCGCTTAGGAAGCTCGATGAAGCCACTGCACCCCTCGTCTTGGTCGAAGTGCCATTGCACAGCAAGCATGATCGCCGCCGTGCAACTGTTTACCGCCACCGCGAACGGCGCTCCGGTGTACTCGCACAGGGCCTTTTCGAAATCTTCTGTGACCTTATAGGGGTTCAATCTCAAGCCTCCTCGCCTTCACAAGCGACCAAGCAGGAATCCTCGCACCGGGTGCTACGCCAACCCCTACCCCGATCAGCGCACCTTCCCCGACGTGGACATTCCCGCAGAGATGAGCCCCCGGAGCGATATGGGCGTAGTCCTTAACCAAGCAATCGTGATCGACCGAGGCGCAGGTATTCACGATGCAATGCCTGCCTATCCGCGCTCCGGGTTGAATCACAGCTCCAGCCATGACTACCGTACCTTCCCCGATCACGACATCCCTTGCCACATAAGCTCTCGGGTGAATCTGCGCAGGAGCGAATCTCCACTCTTCTTTCTTCAACCGCTCTACCTCACACTTCCGGGATCGGTTATCACCTACCGCAACAATCGCCCCGTTCCAGTCATCAACGAAATCCCTCAAGACCTTCGCATGGCCTCCATTGCCGACCATCATTGCTTCAACGCCCTCTCTATCGTCGTCAACGCCTGACCGTTCTTGATGTGCTTTCCGGTGAACCGAAGAAGCTTCCAGCCAGACAACGTAAGGGCGTTGTATTTCTCTATGTCCTTTTCCATGCCCGAACCTCGGTTGTGCCTTCCGTTGACCCAACCACCGCCCTCAACCTCGATAGCCAGCTTTCGCTCGGCAAAAGCGAAATCAACTCTCCATTTCCTTATCGGATGAAAGCGAAACTCGCTCGCATAGACCAAATGAACAGCGTCCATCTGCCATGCAAGCAAGACCTCTAAGGGCGAGCGCTTGAACTTTTGTGGGATAGGTCTCATGCGACCTCGGGCACGAGAAGACCTCTCTGAGCCGCCCACGCCTCCACCTGAGTCATGTAGTCCGCGAAGGCAGGTACATCAAGGGTGGTGCTGGAAACCGGCCTTACCAGCGTCTCGCCGCTCGGCAGGGCTATTTCCTCATGGCCGATGAACTTCCCCTTGAAGTACTCGTGCCAGACCTCGGCGGTGTATTTCCGGCCCTCGACCTCCAGCTCGGCAATCTCTCCGAGGATTGACCAGTACCTTTTGTTTTGCTGAAGCGAGCGAGACTGCTTTGCTGGGGCGATGGTTAGAAGGTAGTCGTCCTCCTCGCGTATCAGGAAATTGGACAGCAGCGAAAGAACTTCCATCAGCCGCTTGCGGCTGTTGCCTATGCGGAAGCTGCGTTCGATCACGCCGCGTCCTTCATCGCCATCCAGGCATAGGCCAATTCAGCAGGAGTTAAAGGTCTGTTCTCCCGCTTCCAGTTCTTCGGGTCGTCAAGCCAGTCATCGTCTGCGATGGTGCGCACCGGAAGCCGGTTCAGCATCCGCTCGTGGGCGATGCGCTGCTCTAGGGTCATGGAGCAGTTCCGAAGGATGAACTAAGGTTCACGCGTTTTGTGTTACGTCGCTTTCATGTCCGCAGACGACGCACTTATCGCTGCCGTCCACGATCTCGGCGCGGCACTTCGGGCACTCGGGGAATACCGTTGCATGGCCGACTTCACCGCAGCATGCCCAAGTTGACGGCTCATGGCTTTGCGGCATGGTCTTGTAGCAAAACGGGCATGCGTAGCGGATCATGCGAATAACCCCTCTGATTTGGCGATACGTTGCGCCCGGTAGGCACGTTCGCAAGTCGTATCGAAGTAGCGTTCTTCAATCTCACAAGCGACAACCTGGCGACCTTCGAGCAAGGCAGCCTCGACCGTGCTACCACTGCCGGTCATCGGGTCGTATACCGTCTCACCGAGCACGCTGCTGCTTTCAATAATCTGCCGCAGGATGTCTACCGGCTTTTCGTTCGGGTGCCGCTTCACGGCTCCACTGTTTGCGCGGAGGCTTCTCAAAATGCTGCCCTTCCGCAGACGCGCGGCAAGCTTCCCGTAGCCCTTCGCCAAGTTGGCCTTGCTGATCTCGTAGACGGCGAATTGAATCGGCTCGTGCTGCGGACCCCACGGGGCCGTCAAATCGCCCATGCCGATCATTTCCTTATCCCATATC